CTGGAGAAAATTATCCTGTTGGTGATACAGATTCTTATGCAGTAACGGATGTTTATGTAGATTCTCCTGGATATGATTACTCAAATGGAGATACTGCAACGGATAATTTAGGAAATACTTATTCTCTGACGATTGATAACGGTGCTGTGATTTCTGCCACACCAATAAATAAAATTGAAGTGACAGAAGAAGTTACAATTCAAATCAATTCTAAAACTGGTGTCGGTGCAATTCTGAAACCAATTATTGGTCTCTCCTCAAGCATTCCAAATAAAAAACTTCAAAAACAAATAGATTGTATCACATAATATGGCAGTTAATTACGAAGCTAGAGATATTTTTAGTCTAGGACCAAAATTCAGAATCACAACAAATGATATTGAAGTTGGTGCTGATGGAAAGTCTGTATATTCATTGTATTCTTACAATGATAACAATGACGTTAATTTAATGTCATTCAGCGAGTCTGGTGCTTTTAGAATTCTAAATGATCGAACAATTGAAATCATTGCTGGAAATAAGTCCTCTGGAAAAAGTGTAGACATTGTAATTGCTGGAAGAAATGGTGATGTAACAATCACTGCCTGTGGTAATGGCGCGATTCGTATTAAAGGCAAAAGTGTAATGATTGAAGCTGTCGAAGATTTGGATCTAAAGGCAGGAAGAAACATTACAGCATCGTGTGGATCTGGAAGAATACTGATGAAGGCAAACAAGATTGATCAGGTTGGTCTGACAGGAAATGCCATTACAAATACCTTTGGTGCTCGTTGTTTCGCCAAGTCTCCTGTTGGTGCAGAGTATATTACTGATGTCTTTGTTGGTGGAACTGATGTTAACATAGGTATCGCATAATGGCAGTTAATCTTTTTAATTTTCTAGAACCAAAAATTGGTCAGCAGAAATATTATCACGATAATTCCACATTCAATCAAGACCTCACAATCTGTGGCAGTACTGCTACATTTGGAGAATCTTTCACATTAGGTAAAGCAACAATATGTGGGGATGTTTTTATTATTAAAAATCCAATAGCAAAAAATCCAACTACACCAAATCTTTTTGTATCTGGATCAATCTTTGGCACAAAAAGTCTTTCAATTACGGGAACATCACTTTTCAATAATTTGGTTACGATAAACAAAAACCTAATTGTAAATGGAAAACTCACAATTGCTGGTGTTGCTGATGTTGCTGCAGAGATACAACTTGCAAAAACTCTTCCAACTCCTTCAGACGAACGTTTAAAAGAAAATATACATACAATTACAGATCCAATTGCAAAAGTCTGTGCTCTTCGTGGAGTATCTTATGATCTTATCAAAGACCAAAAGAAACAAATTGGTGTAATCGCACAAGAAGTTGAACAAGTTATTCCAGAAGTTGTTGCTGATATTCCAGATGGATATAAAGGAGTTCATTATGGAAATCTTGTTGGACTTTTAATTGAAGCGATCAAAGAACAGCAAAAACAAATTGATGAACTGAAAGAAAAATTGGAGAAAATAAATGAGTGAATTAACTGATCTTCTTTCTAATAAGAGAAGTGGAAATGCTGATGCAATTGAAACGATAAAAGGAAGACAACCAGAAACTCAAAAAAACGTTGGACTTTTTTCTGGGATTTCATTAAATGTTGATAGTCGCATCGTTGCAATTGCTGCCAGTATCGTAACTCTTCAAAATGAAATCGTAACATTATCCAATAGCGCCTTTGCAGTTGGTTGCGGAACGACTGGAGGGGTAACAACAGTTTATCCAGATAGTGTTAAGAATTATAGTTATAATATTTGTACTCCTTCTTATGATGGAAATAGTCCATATGATGTTACCGTGAGTACTTTAAGTGTTTCTAATGCTGGTATTGGAACTCTCTTAATTTATACTCAAAATGATTCAACTCAGTCTGGTATTGGATCTCTTTATGGTACAATAAATACGTGTTTTAGTCCTCTTTCTGGTTGTAATAGTGGCATATGCGTTGCATTTGCATCATCAATTACATCCAAACAAACTGAGATTACAAATCTTAGAACACAATTAACTGATTTGGTTTCAACATCCAATAAGATCAGAGGTGAAAGAGTTGATTATGAAATTCAAAGATATGGTGAAAATTATGGTATTCGTATCTTAGGTGAGGAAAATACCAGAATATCCCTGGCAATTACCGCAATCCAAAATTATTCTTAAGACCCCTTGACACCCCGCCCTAGGCGCCCTATAATATGGGGGTAATCAAACAAACCACATTATGAATACTGAATGCGTACTGGGCATCGTCATTGACGTTTGCACCAAGTCCTTTCTACTCCTTAGCGATCAAGGTAATGAAAAGCACGTTCAGTGTGATACGACCGAAGAATTTATGAACGTACTGGAAGTTGTAACCAGTAATCTTGAACCAGATCAAATCGAATATGCCGATCTTGCAATCTATGAAAAAACTTACGATTGAAGACCTAGAAAACAACTTTGATGAGTATCTCGATAAGGTAGAGCAAGGTGAATCCTACCTTATCGAGAATGAAAATGGCAGTGTAATGCTCGTCAAGTATGAAGAAGAAGAACTCTTACGAATATACACTGACCACGACGAAGCATCATAACCTATAAGGGGGGCATAGTTCAACGGTTAGAACAGCAAGCTTATACCTTGTATTAGCGGCAGATTACCGCGAGGTCCTGGTTCGAATCCAGGTGTCCCTATTGCTATTCTTTATTTGCGAATAGCGAATGCTCGTTTAGCTCTCTGGCGAAAGCGCGGTCCTCATAAGACCTGATAGACTGGTTCGATCCCAGTAACGAGCACTTGCCGTGGTTCAAAACTTATGATAGAATCCAGTGGGGCGTCTATCAAACGGTTTTGATTTAGTCTCACAAACACACGGCATTCTTGACCACTACAACTCTCTGAGTTATAATGGTCTTATCAAGCGAGTATGGTGGAATCGGTAGACACACCAGACTTATGAAAATTGAGCCTCATTTGGGAAACCTTATGAGTGTAATTCCTCAAATTCGGTGAAACCTGTAAAATGGCAATACCGAGCCAAGCATCATAAGATGAAGGTGTAGAGACTAGACGGGGAACACCTAAACCGAAAGGTATGGTGAAGGTATAGTCCAGACCACAAACCGAAAGGGTAGTGAAAACTATAGTGGTACGAAAATCTGTTGGGGGCAACCCCGTGGGAGTTCAAGTCTCCCTACTCGCATAAAAATAAATATAAGATATCGGGCACACCCCTATGTCTTATCGTATCGATCACGCATACTGCTGGTACAATAATGGCAGTATGATCGTGAAGATGTACTTTATTAATCACGTTCCATTCACATTCGACGAACTTCCAGAAGGGCATTTATATGACCAAGATCTTTGTAGAGCAGCAGACAAAGAAAGATCTTTCGAACCAGAAGACTTATATAAAAACTCGTTTTATCTTATAGATGAACTAGTGCATCCGTGCTTTTTTCCAGTAGATTTGGAGAATCCAGAAGATATGCCTGATGATATTATTGAATATGATGAGGAAGATTTAATGGGATAAATAGTGATGCTTAATCGTGGTTGTTTAAGCTGGAAGGGGTCTTACGACCCTTTTCTTGTATAAATAATTGTAACCACGATTAAAGCAGATGGAATACTACACTTACGCTTATTTGCGTGAAGATGGCACACCTTATTATATTGGTAAGGGAAAGGCAGGAAGGATCAATAATAAACTCCACGCAATTCACCTACCTCCAGAAGAAGGAAGAAGAATATTCTTAAAGCAAAACCTTACAGATGAAGAAGCACGTAAGCACGAGGTTTATATGATTGCTGTGCTTGGTAGAAAAGATTTAGGTACTGGCATTTTAAGAAATGTGACCAATGGTGGAGAAGGATGTTCTGGACGCCGTTTAAGTGATGAAACTAAAAAGAAGTTAAGTGATAGGCATAAGGGAAGAGAATTCACGAAAGAACATAGAAGAAAATTAAGTGAATCTGCGAAGAAAAGAAAGGCAAGTAATGAAACAAAAGAAAAAATTAGGAAGTCTTCAATGGGGAAAAATAATCCCTCCTATGGAAAAAAATGGTGGAATAATGGTGTAGAAAATAAACTCTGTAAAGAGTGTCCTGGTGAAAATTATGTCTTGGGATTTTTGAATAAGCACTGGATAAAAAACATAAATAAAGAATAAGACAGATAGTTGTAGGAGTTAGGATACCGTGCCTTTGAATAAATTGGACAATTTCATCAAGAATACAGAAGGTCGTATTCTTTATGTAAATCCAAATGACCTTGACGCTACTGATGCGATTACAAATCAAGGTAATTCTCTTGCTCAGCCATTTAAAACAATTCAGAGAGCACTGTTAGAGGCAGCAAGATTTTCATATGTAAAGGGTGATAATAACGACTTAGTTGAAAAGACTACAATTTTGCTCTTTCCAGGCGAATATGTTATCGATAACAGACCTGGATATGCGATTTATGATAACAGTGGAACCGCTTATGCAGTTCCAAGAGCAGGTGGAGTCGGATCTATTGCTGCGTCAGTACTTTCTTTAGGTCTTGATTCAAACTTTGATTTAACGCAAGAAGATAATATTCTCTATAAGTTTAATAGTGTTTATGGTGGTGTTGTAGTCCCAAGAGGAACTTCAATTGTTGGACTCGACCTCCGTAAGACTAAGCTACGTCCAAAATATGTACCAAATCCTACTGATTCAACTGTAGATACTGCAGCGATTTTTAGAATCACTGGTGCTTGCTACTTCTGGCAGTTTTCGTTCTTTGATGCCGATTCGACAGACGTAGTTTATACAAACCCTGATAACTTTGCATCAAACTATCGTTCAACACCAAACTTCTCACACCATAAACTTACTTGCTTCGAATTCTGTGATGGTGTAAATCAAATTACTTTATCTAATGGTGCTACAACGGGTCTGACTGACCTTGATATGTATTATAGCAAAGTATCAAATGCTTATAATCAATATCGTGACATTGATCAGAAGTTTCCAAGTTCTCCTAGAGGATTCAATAAGAGAAATCCTGAGTGGCAAATTGTTGGTGCTTTTGCTTCAGATCCAATTAGTATTTCATCAATTATCTCTGGAAATGGTGCAACTCCAACAAGCGTTGTAACAGTTATCACAGCAGTTCCTCATAATTTAAACCAGGGAACTCCAATTAAGATTAAAGGAGTCAGTGGTTCTGGTGTTGTTGCTCCTTATAATATTTCTACAATAGTTCAGAATGTTGTAGACGCGACTACATTCACATATCTCCTGCCATCACTTTCATCATATCCAAACATTAACCCAAGTCCAAGTGCTTCTGGAGCGACGGTTACTGTTGAAACTGATACTGTATCTGGTGCATCTCCATACATCTTTAACTGCTCCTTACGTTCAGTATGGGGTATGAATGGACTTCACGCTGATGGTAATAAGTCTGCTGGATTTAGAAGTACTGTTGTTGCACAGTTCACGGCAATCTCTCTACAAAAAGATGACCGTGCTTTTGTAAAATACGATAAGTCTTCTAGAACATATCAGGGAGTTAATTATACGACTGTTTATGGATCTTCACTTCCAGAAGGTGCATCACAGACAGACTCTACAAAGGTCTATCACTTAGACCCAGACGCTGTTTATCGCAGAGGATGGGAAACGAGTCATATGAAAATTTCAAATGACAGTTTCATTCAGATTGTTTCTGTTTTTGCAATTGGATTTAATCGTCACTTTGATGCAAATTCTGGTGGTGATGGATCGATTACAAACTCCAACTCCAACTTTGGACAGATTTCACTGACGGCAACTGGATTTAAAAAGGAAGCATTTAGTAAAGATAACAAAGCCTTCATTACATCAGTTCTTCCTCCAAGAGCAGTTTCGGAAACAGAAACAGAAGTTCAGTGGTTAGCATTTGATGATGCATTAACGAAGACCATTGGCATTTCAAGTCACCTTTATCTTTCTGGATTTAACTCTCCTGATGTGCTTCCACCATCTCAAGCGCAAGGTTGTAGAGTTGGTGCAAAAACAAACGATACTCTATACTTAGTGTCTGCTGGATCTACATTCTCAGCATCCATTTATATGTGCGATAATGTGATCAGCACAACTGGACTTACAACAGCATTAGGAACTACAAGTGCTGTAAAAATTTATGATGTTACTTCTGGACCTACATCTGATTCATTCACAATTGGTGCAAACAACCTCTTAACTGGAGAAAAGGTTAAAATTATCAGTGACGATGGAGATCTTCCAGAAAATATTACTGAGCACGTAACATATTATGCTATTAACAATGGTGATAATAATACTGTTAAACTTGCTTCTTCCTTCACGAACTCTTCTCAGGGGCAAGCAATTACAGTTTATGGTGGTACAAAACTTCATATCCTAAGTCGAGTATCAGATAAGGATTCTGGAGAACTGGGTTCACCAATTCAATATGATGCTCAAAATAGAAATTGGTTTGTTCACGTTAATGCAAGCAATGACATTTATAATGCTTTCGTAAATGATACAATTCCAAATTATTCTTCTACAAGAGAACTTGGATATCTTAAGAGAAAGATTGATCAAAGAAGTCTAGATGAAAGACTTTATAAGTTCCGTGTTGTTATTCCAAAAGAGCAGGAAAATGCTAGAGATCCTGAGATTGGATTTGTAATTCAAGAATCAAGTACAACAGGTGCAAGAAGCAATGTTGATTTCACAAGAACAAGCATTGCAACTACAGATTATGAGTATAACAAAAATCCAAGATTCATTGCAACGTGTTCATCGAGTTCTGGAACAATCACCGTATTAACAGAACTTCCTCATAATGTTCAAATTGGTGAAATCGTTAACATTAAGAATGTTCAATCCACTACAAATGCAAGTGGTGTTGGAAATAGTGGATACAATGGTACCTTCGTTGTTACTGGAGTTCCGAACTCATATTCATTCCAGTATGGGCAAACTGATATTGATGGAACTTCCCACTTAGTAGGAACATTCTCAAATAATGTTGGAATCAGAAGTACAAATCTTCCAAGATTCGAAAGAAATGATTTCCAGAGCAATCTCTACATCTATGATCACGATGTCATTTCTCCATACATTTATAATCAACAAGACGGCATTTATCACCTTTATGTGTTGAATGCAAGCAATGCAATGAACGCCGAATTCACAAATCTTGAATTTGGTCAGTTGGCGACGAATCTTTATCCAGAATTGGATAGAGATAATGTTACATCAAACCCACCAACAGCAAAGACATTTGCAAAGCGTTCTCCAATCGGTGCCATTGTTACAAATGATCTGAAGAAGAGTATCACTAGAGAAAGTGCAGACCTTCTTCTAAAAACAGTTGGTTTGGGTCTTACAATTTCTTCGGTTTCAACTGGTGGTGGAACCGCAACACTTACATTCCCAAGATTCCACGGTCTTTCTGGAATTGCAACAGGTACAGTTACTGGAGGCAGTGGATATGTTGATGGAACCTATTATAATGTAAAACTTCTAAATGGTTCTCAGACTGGAACTTGGAATGGTGCTACTGCAAAAGTAGTTATTTCTAGCGGTGTAGTCACTTCTGTTGATATCATTGCACCAGGTTCTGGATACAGTGCTGCTGGACTGTACTTTGATCAAACTGCAATCGGTGCTGGAAATGGTGCCGCAAGATATACGATTGCTACGACAGGTATTTCGACGAATGTTGGTGACGTTGTTCAACTCGCTGGTATTGGAACTACTGCAAGTAATCACTATTTGATTACCTCAGTACCTTCATCAACTCAAGTTGCAGTTGCAAAAACCACAGGTGACCCAGATATTCTACCAACACAATATGCATTTGTTGTTGGACCATCCTCACGTGTTCTACTGACTTATTATGATTCTGTATCTGGAATTACAACAGTTAGAACAACTGCTGCACACGGTCTATTATCTGGAAACAGATTCCAAATTCTAGATTCTTCTTATAATAATGTTGGGGAGTATGTTGTAAAAGAAAAATTAGCATATAATCAATTCACAATCACTACAAATAAGCAGTTATCCATTACAAATGGATTTGTAATGAAGCACGGATTATCTGCAAATGATGGTATATCCGATAGTTCACAAGAAAATTATGGAATCAGACACGTATCCTTCTATGGAAACGATAAATTCACACTAAGTTCTGCAATTACTACAGGAACATCTATTAGTATTCAGAGCACTGGAATTGGTACTGCTGTAAGACTTCCTCTTGGTTCTTACATTCAGATTGATAATGAAATTATGAGAGTGGTCAGTAGCAATAATAATTCTACTGCAACTGTAATTCGTGGTTCTCTTGGAACTCGCCAAGAAAGTCACGATGCAAACTCTTTAATTCGCAAAATTGAACCTCTAGCGATTGAATTCCGTAGACCTTCGATTCTTCGTGCTTCTGGTCATACATTTGAATATCTTGGTTACGGTCCTGGTAACTATTCAACAGGTCTCCCTCAAGTACAGGTCAAAACACTCAATGAGCAAGAAAACCTCTTAGCGCAGGGTCAGAAGCGTTCCTGTGGACTTGTAATTTATAGTGGTATGAATAATGCTGGAGAAATCTTCAGCGGTAAGACGAAGTTTGATATACCAGCTCCAACTGAAACTGGTGAAGATCCAGAATCTGTCAATGTTATCTTTGATAATGTTACGATTAGAAATAGACTTTGGGTTGAAGGTGGAGCATCAGGAACTGTTCTGTCTCAGTTTGATGGTCCAGTTAGCTTCAATAAGCAAGTCAGAGCAAAGAACATTGATGTTGCAGAATCAATTCGTGCCGCTACTTATGAGAATTTCAAGCTAAGCGATCTTCCAACAACAGATGAACCAACATTTGCTCAGGATCGTGTTTTAAAAGTTAATGATGCTGCAACTGGATATGAATTAACTGATCCTCACGAATTAGACATCTACAAACTCAGAAGTTTTGGTGTAAGCAATGATCCTACAGTTTATGCTGGTATCGGATCTACAGTTAGCAGCCGTCTTCAAATTAGTGGAATTTCTACTGCTAAGTTTGCAATCAATCAAAGAGTTAAGGTTTTTGGTGCAACTGATTTTAGTGACAGCACTTTAGTTGAAAGTCCAGTTACAGCATCTTGTAGTGCTGTAAAAGTTGGAACTGCGGCAACTGTTTCGACATATTTTTATTGGGTTGCTCAGTATCACTTTAGAAATGGTAAGGTTGGACCTGCAGCACAGATTGCACCACTTGCAGGAATTGGTCAAGTAGATATTGCAAACTGGAATGACCTAAACAACATTACATTAACTCTTGCCAGAACGAACACAAATTATGGTATTCTGGTTTATCGTCAAGAAAGTGCTGGAACAAGTGGAACTGCAAATATCAACAATGCAAAACTTGTTGGAATTCTTGGACCAAAAGAACTTGGATCTTCTACTTCAGGAATCACTTGGATAGACTACGGTTTATATGAGAAGACTGAATGGTCAACAAAGGGAACTTCAAATGAATATACAAGTAATCAAGTTCACTTCCCACTTGTTGGTGTTACAACATCTAGAAGAGGTTGGGCAATTGATCGAATTGTTGGAATCGGTGTAAGTTTCATTACCCTAAATGGACAGTATCGAGTTAATCCTGATGGAGCAGTTAAAGTTGTTCACGATAATACCTATGCAATTACTCAAGCAATTAATTCTACAGTTGCAAATGGTGGAAATCAACTTGATCTTTCAAGTGGAACCTATTTGGTTAATAACATTACAATTCCAACTGGATTTAGTTTGAAAGGTAATGGCAAGAACACTGTTGTTAAGTTGCAGTATTTTGCTACTGATTTAACAGATGGTGGTGGAAATTCGCTAGAGTTTAATGGTAACTTAGTTGGTATTGCAACCACAAATCCAACTGACATTACAATTAGCAATCTGACAATCGACGGAAACTCTGGAAATAATATCCTGTTTAATGATGATCTTGATAATTACTTGATGTACTTCCCAGAAATAGATTCATCACTTATCAAAGGAATTGAAGTTCGTAACTCATCTGGACACGGATTATATGTCTATGATTCTAGAAGACTTTCAATCGAGGATTCATCTTTTGTTGATGGATGTATTACTGATAGATATTCATTCCAACCATTGAATGCTCAACAGTCACAAACTCTGAGAGTCAATGATTCTTTATTCGAAAACTATCCAGGACCTGTTGATCTGTCTGTAACTTCGGTTGTTTCAACGAGTGGTAATATTATTCGCAACTGTGGAACTGGTCTTAGAACGTATGCTTCTGGTAAGATTACAACCACAAACAATATCATTCTTGGACCATCTGATGAGTGGATTCCAACACCTGACATTTATGATAGTGACTACAACTCAGTGAACTTTACTATTCAAAGAGGAGTTACTTTTAATAGCCCTGTACTTCTTTATGTTGAAGATGGTGACGCTAAAGATATTAGCAGCACTCAGGTTTCAATTATTTCCGCTGGAATTGGTACTGTTGTTGGACAAGGAACTACAAATGAAACTCTTGGATCAAGATTCTTGAACTTCAATATTACAACTCCAGATTCTGGAACATTTGGAAGACAGAATGGATATATTCAACTGAGTCTCACATCAACTCAAACCAATACTCTTGGATTAAGTTCTTCTCTTGGTTATGATATTATTGCCAAGGAGTTTCTTACCCAACCAGCAGGATTTACTACATATATTGGTATTGGTACAGGAACCTGGAATACAATCGGTGCTGGAGCAACCCAATACACGGTAACTCTTGATGATTATACACAATTCAGTGGTATTTCAACAGGGGATATCGTTAAATTGGTGAACCACTCAGTTTCACCAGATCTATCAACAACTGAATTTACAGTTGCTGAGAAGATTGATGCAGGAGCTATAACGAAGAGACTTAGACTTACTGGAATTACAACAACTTCAGTAACTAACGGAGCTCAGACTGGATATATATCTATAAGGAACATCTTTACCATCGCAAAAGGAAGAGTCGGAGTAATTTAAGATGCCAGATAACACAAACGTTAATAATAATGCAGCAGTTGTCGTTGTAGGTAGAACTGCTCCGGTACCTCCTGGGCAACAAACGTCTGAAAAATCTATTCCTGTTGTAATTGCAAGTGATCAATCAACAATTCCAGTTGCTGAACAAAATAAAGTTCAGTCTGAAGTTGCTCTTTCTCTTCTTGGTATTCCCCGTTCCGAAGTTGCTCTTGGTATCTTTGCTGACGTTAACACTTATGATGTGAACCCAACTGAGTGGGCATCAAATCCTGAACAATATTCTACAGTTTCAAATACTGGAGTTTATGCTGGTGTTGGTCAGACAATGGGTTGGGGTCTGACTCACGTTCCTGAAGAATCTGGAGCATTGGTCGAAGGTCCTGCAGATAGAACCGCAGTTTTAACTTCAAAAAGATTCTTTAGATATCAACCAGGTCGTGTATCTTCTGCAACGTTTGGTGTTAAGACTTCGCTCATCAGTGATGATGGAGCATCAGTACAAAACCCTGCAGTTCGTAAGTATGGAATTTTTGATAATTACGATGGATATTATTGGGAATCTAGAAATGATGGAACCGGAGATAACTTCAGTGTCGTTAGAAGAACACAGTCTATCATTTATGAAAACGCACTAACTTTTGGTACTGGTGCTGGGCAACAAACTCAAGATTATGGAAGAACAAACCCATTAGATCCATTATCTGCAAGAGGATCTGAGTCGCAATCTAATGCAACGGCACTTCAAAACCCTGTTGCAACACCTAAGAAATTCGGTGATCTTGTAATCTTAAGAGATAATCTGCTGATGACTCACGCAGCAGTTTATGATCCATCTTTACTTCAAAATGAATCTCAAGTTGGTATTTCAACTGTAACTGGTGGAAATACGATTTCAATTGCTGGACTTGGAAAAACCATCACTAATGCCACATATGACATTAGTACTGGATTAATGGTCATTACCACTTCTGCAGCTCACGGATTTGAAGAAGGTAAGTTTATTACCTTAACTGGTATTGGAATGACTTGTTATTTGAATCCAACTACTCCTATTAGATATCCAAACAGAACTTTTGGATATAATGTGCTTCAAGTGAATTCTAGCACTTCTTTTACTGTTAACATTGGTATTTCAACCGTTCCAACTTACTATCAATCAGGTGGAATGGCAGTTGGTCTTTCTACTGGACAGTATGTATCCTACTCCAAAGGAACAAACGTTGGAGTGATTACTGGACTCACAGATACTAAGATTTATAGACTTGCTTCTGTTGGTATTAACACTACAACAGGTCTAGGAACACTTACACTCAATAATCTTGATGGAAGCTCTGTAACTGGCATTACAAATGTCAGTGGTATTTCTTCTCACGTTTTAATTACTCCAGTTCCTTTTGTACAACCTACAAGCGGTGCTTTAATTAATGCATCGAGAACAAAATATACAACTGTTAAAGCAACAGGAATGTTCCCATATATGTACGAAGATGGTGATGGGAATAATGAAGGATATGTCGATACAACTTTAGGAGCTTCAGATACATCAACTCTAAAAGATCAAATTGATGCAGTTAATACTTATTATGATAAGTGGGTCAACCAAAACGTCAGTATGGATTATTGGAACGTCTACGAGTATCGTGTTCCAAGATCTAGATTTAGTGGAGATAGACTAGATGGTGAAACTGAAGATCTACTCTATAGTGATGCTGTAAGCGATAAGAGAGCAGGTCAAAATGTCACTGATGCAGATACTGGAGAGTTATTAACTGATACAAGTATCTGGGACATTGATCTTACCAAGGTTACAATGTATAAGATTGAATTCTCTTGGTATGGTGCTGTTGGTGCTCTATTCCTTGCTTATGTTCCTGTCAGCAACGGTGAAGCAAGATGGGTTCGTGTTCATCATTTAAGAGCATCGAACCAACTTAAGGTTTCATCTCTTGGAAATGCAACTCTACCAATTACCTACCTTGTTTATGGTGGTGGAGGTGCAAACAGATTTGGTTATACAAATACGAAGAGACTTGCATCAACATTCTCTTATGGTTCGGCATCTGAGCACATTGTTAAATATGGTGCTTCTTACTATATTGATGGTGGAGACAGAGGAACCGTTAAACTGTTTAGTTACTCTACGCCATCAACTTTAAGCGTTTATGGTTCAAAGAGATTGTACACTGTAGGTGCTGGAGTCACCGAAGTTGTACTTACAAATGCCACAAGTGCATCTGATCCATACATTACTGCGGGAACTTCTGCTGGTCTTTCTACATCTTTCTATGTTGGATCTCAAGTTATTACTTCAAATGTTCTAGATCAAAACATTAAAGTTAACTTTGTAGATACATCAAACAGAAGACTTTATTTAAATGCTCCATTAAATTCAACTTCATTATCTACGATTACAATTATTCCAAATCGTCTCACACCTTTAATTGGATTAAAGTGTAGAGACTTTATTCAAAGTAGCACTGGAAGAAATGTAAGAAACAGAACTCAGGTTTATCCAACACGTCTTTCTTCTGGTTCCACTGGAGTTCTTAAACTAGATCTTCTGAAAACTCCTATTTTCCAGACAACTGCTTCAACAACTGGAACACTTGCTCTTTCTTCTGATACAAATATTGGAAAGACAGGTAATCCAACTCAGGTCGGAGTTAGCAATTCAAGTTATCTTTCAGATAATACTGGTGTTTATGGTTATTTCAGAGGATACTATCAAAATGATGTAACTCAAAAACCAATTTCAGTTCTTGGATATCTTGAAAATAGAGGAACAGTCAGTGGTTATTATTTCTATGCCTTAAATTCAACCTCAGATAATATTATTCTAACCACCAGCAATGACTTCCTGAAAGAAGAGAATAGTGATCCAACTGGAAATGGAGTTTCTGGTATCACAACTGAATTCACTCTTGCACAATTATCTTCAATTAAGGTTAATCCTCAAGTCAGAAGCCCAATTCCTGGAACTGGAACTGTAGTTTCAAGTATTTTCGTACCTGCTTCTGGAGCACAGTATGATTTATCACCATACTTTGATTATAACAAAGAATATCTTTCCTTCCCACTTACAAATCAAGTAGATAGTTTATATCTATGCGCTTCAACACAATCAATATATAATAGCGGAGCAGCATTTGCAGATATCTCTGCAAGCATCACCTGGGAGGAGCAGTGATCTATGTCCGGAGGTGGTAAGGATATAAAAATAGGGGACGATAAACGCAGAATATCGATCGTCCCCAGTAATCAACAAGACTTATATAATATATCAAACGGTGAACTTTTAACTGATGAATTTGGTAATACTTTAATTACTGAAGTTGATACTTATTATACTCTAGATGCAAGCAAAAAAAGATCAACCTCAATTGTTTTTAATGATCGTGATGCAGCATATACTAGACTTCAATTTCGGCAAGTTGGTATTGTAACTGCAGTTTATGGTGATTTGGATGTTGATGTTTCTACTGGTGTCGGTACAACAGGTGGTGGAACAGTAGGATTTGGAACCACTGTTGCAGATGCAGTTGGTATTGCTGTTACTCTTGCAGAATATCCATATCTAGAAGTTAGAGTTGTTGATAGAGTTACTCTGCAGGGAAATAAAATTTATTTTGATAGTTCAATTTCAAATTTAGATGTAAGAGTTGGGGACCAAATTGACGGTCCTGACATTCCTGATGGTACTTTTATTTCAAGAATCGTTGGTCTTGGTAATACATACACGGCATTCTTATCTAATAATATATCATCATCTCAAGTTCAATCTGCTCAAGTATTAATTAAAAGGGCAACAGAGACAACAAGAAAGTCTGATGTAATTTGGAAGATTGAAGAGCAATTCAAAGAACAAAGTGAAGTTAGTACAACATTACTTGGTGTCAATCGCTCAGAAGTTCAATTAGCTTTATTTTCAAACGTTTCATCTTATGGACTAGATCCTGATGAATTTGAATTTTATTCATATGATGCTGGAGTTAGTTTTGGTTCTTGGGATAATAGGGGAAATGAAATTTATGGAAATCGTTATGATGCAACGAGAACTGAAGAAATTCAAGAATCTGCAATTAAAATTACTGCGTTTCCTGTACCATATTCTTTTCCCTTTGGACCAAAGTTTGAAAAACTAGGATTGTATAACAATACACTCTTTAGTCAATATATAACTTTTATTCAACTAGGAAACGATCTTTATAATTACTTCAATGGTGCAGGTGGAACAGCATATCCATCTGACTGGAAAGATAAGTTCTTATCACCTGCTTTTGCTTATGTTTCTGGAGGAGACGTTGTTTATGCTGCAGGAACTGAAGCAGCATTTAGGCAGATTGATACTTGGACTGATACCTGGAGAGATATAAAAGATAGTCTTCTAGTTGATCCTGTAACTGGAAACAATTTTACGTTTACTACAATTATTTTACTTTTGAATTATTATGTAGATTCCACTACAACTAGACCTGGATATTCTGATTCTGATCAAAGATATGCATATCTACAATCAAGAAGAGTTTTTAGATATCAGCCTGGTAGAATTAGTGGATTTACATTTGGTTTAAGATCTTCTACAGAACCTGTTACTGGTATTACTCTAGAATGGGGAATTTCTAACCCAACAGATCAATATGTTTTTAAAATTGATGCTGGACAGTTTTATATTGTACGCAGAAGTACAATTCCACTTGAAAGCAGTGCTTTAGCAAGAAGTGGTTTAACTATTGCAGATCAAACACGTATTGTAAGTGGAGATCCATTTGATGATACTCTATATTGGACTATTCAAATACCTAGAGATAAATTCAATGGTGATCCATTGAATTCAAATGGACCTTCTGGATATTTGTTGAATCCAGAAAAAGTTACAATGTATAAGATTGAATTTGGTTGGTATGGTGCTATCGGTGCAAGATTCTATGCTTATATTCCTACAGATAATGGTGATGCAAGATGGGTAGTTATTCATACATTAGTCATTGAAAACTCTCTAGGTTCTCCTTGTTTACAAGATTCTTATTTTAGATTTAAGTATGCTCTTAATGTTGCAAACACTGGAGATGTTAGAACACCACAGTACATCTATAAGTATGGTGCTTCTTATTATATTGATGGTGATGATGAAGGAACATCTCAAATCTATTCAGCAAGTTCTAAGCAAAGAACAATAAGTTCTTCAAAAGTTAAGTCTCTTCTTGGAGTTACACCGAAAGATTTTATTCTAAATCGTGATGGAGTTCCGATTCAGAATAAAAAGATTATTGTTCCTACAGAGTTAAATGTTTCCACAGATTCACTAACAGAAGTTAAGGTTGTAACTTGTACTGCCTGCCCAGGATTTGGTCACGTTTATACACCAGGAATTGCAAAAACCGAAAGTGGAAGATATTTGGATATTCAATTTAGTGATCCAAATACAATTACAACAGTTGGTGTAAGTTCTTTTACTGCGGATGATGTTGGTGCTAAGATTATTGCCCCATCAATTTATAATGCTTATATTACAAGTGTGAATGTGAACACTCAAACTGCAACTGTGAAGGGATTTGGTGGTTTAGCTAGTTTCTCTTTAACTGACCGTAATATTGGATCTCCAAGTAACGTTGTTTATGATCGTGTTCTCGGAATTACAACTACAATTGGTATTGGTGTAACATATCCACATCAAATTAGATTAAGTAACTATGATTGTTATGCAGCATCAGACTTTGGATTTACTGGATCTACACTTGAAATTCAATTCGTGAATCCAAATTCTGGAGACAGTTATGCACACTTTGCAGATTTTCTAATTGGAATTACTGATAAAAAACCTGATGTATCACTTCCTGATACATTGAACGGATTTATTATTCCTGGAGTTGGTACAACAACAATTCTAGCAAACTCTGATATTCTTTATGGTGAGCATACTCATAGCTATACTGCTGCTGATGAAGATGGTGTAGAAACTGCTGAGGGTTGGGCTCCACAACAACCGTCAATTCGTATGGGTATTGATTATCGTATTCCATCTCTTGCAAATCCTGCTGGCGGTATTTGTTCAAAAGCAACGGTCATTGTTGAAGATCCATTACAGATTCCAAATGCAAATGAATTTAATGTGAACCCACAAACAGGTTTAAGTGATGGAAATCTATATGTTCAAATTCAAGGAACATTTCCAGCAATTGATTACAATGGTGGTCAGATTGCAATTCTGCAAACTGGCGGAACGGTGAATATTACAAATTCAAGATTTGTTGGAGTAACGAGTAGTTATTCTTCTGGTGGAGATACTTATTCTTATATTCGAATTGATCAAACGTTAAGTGCTGGGTCCAATTTCACCATTCTAATTAGACCTATCAATATAACAGCAGAGGGATCAGTTAACTCAACAAAACTTTATAACTATAATCTATATCCTCTCTATTTGGTTACAAGACTGAGAGATTATGCTCAGATAAACAATATCACTGTTAAAGAAACTATCGGAGATTTCCAAAGAACAGTTAGTCCCAAGTGGTATATTCTTGGTAATGCTATTGAAGTTACAAATGCTGATGGAAATGCTGACACAACTGGAGTTTCACCAACTAACTTTAATGAAATAGCTAGATTATCATCTGCTCTTATTGATGTTCAAAATGAGCAATCTTTAAGACCATATACTGAAAGAGACACTCTTTATATTGGAGCAAACTCTACTGAAACCATTGATATGGGAAAAATATTTGGTCCAGAGAAGAGAGTTATTACACCAGATAACAACAATCTTGAAGCAACTTTTATTACTGCTAAAAAGATTGATGGTGGTGGAAGTGGAACTGCTGAAGTTAGTCTTAACTTTAAAGAACAATAATAAATAAAGAAAAAACAAATTATAATGGCAACTCGTAGACCTTTAATTGTTAATTCTGCTGCAAATCAGATACAGGAACTGACAGATTCTGATGGGCTAGTTGGAAATGGAACGATTCCAATTGGTGGTATTATTATGTGGTCTGGTTCTATTGCAAGTATTCCCACAGGATGGGCACTTTGCAATGGTTCGAGTGGAACTCCAGACTTAAGAAGTCGTTTTATTGTAGGTGCAACCAGTGACGCTTCTACTGGAGTTACATTTAATGCTGATACTGGCGCTGTAAGTGGAGCATATGCACCTGGAAATACTGGTGGTGAAACTGCTCATCAACTGACAACTGCTGAGATGCCATCTCACAGTCACCAATTATCTAGATATTCTGGAAATAATAACGTTAATAGTCAATCTGGTAGATATGCTCTTGCAACCACTAATGATATTGGACCAGATTCTACCAATAGTACCGGTGCAGACGACTACCACGAAAACAGACCCCCATATTATGCGCTTGCATTTATTATGAGGACCATCTGATATGGCAATTACTAATCCAAAGTTATTTGGTTTAAATGTATTAAGCTTTCTCTCTGATGTTCAGGATAGAAATACCTCACTTGTTTCCTTAAATCTTCCACCACTTGATCTTGATGTTATCAGAGGATCTCAGAATGCTGGTGCAACAAGAGGTGATTGGATTAGTCTTTCTAGATTAACAAATCCTCTGTATAAAACTCTTGATCGCTTTTATTATGACTCTCAATTATATTCTTCAATTTTAGATTCAAAAGCAGGAACTAACCGAACTTTATTTGGAAATATTGTTCTAAACGGTGCATTAAGTGGTAATGCAATTCGTTATCGTTATCTTGATGGAACAGGACCTTCTGCTACGGTTAAAATCGCAGATATTTCAACATCAAGAGTCAGTGCTTGGAGTTCAAGTGCTTCTCCGGTATTAGACACATCTCCAATCTCTTATGGTGCAAGAGTTGGAATTATCACTGGTGGATTGCTGCAATTTTCAACTCAGTCTCCAAGTGTAAGTGGTCCAAGACTTCAAACAACTCTAGTTCCTCAAGCAAAAGAATTCGATTCAGAATTTCCTACACATAAAATAATGTGTAACATTGATGGAAGAACAATATCTCTTTATGCAATGAAAGGTATTCCCGTTGTATTCACGGGGTTCTTTAGAAATCTTGATGCAAATATTCAACTCACATCTTTAATTAATAATACTCCAGCAAGTTGGAAAATTGTAGATACAGATAACGCAAATTCCTTCACAAGATTTCCAAATCAAGGATCGACAATTCGTTATCGTTCTGCAATTTCAAAAGAAAGATATATTCAGTTTTATTATAATCCCGATAATGTTTCATCTGTAACCATTAACTCCGCAAATATTTCAAGTATACCTGCAGTTAAGTTTCAAAATTTAACTAGTTTTAATCTTGCAAGCAATAGTATTGCTAATTTTCCAGACTTAACTTTTGTTACACCTAGTTTACAAAATTTATTTTTAAATCAAAATCCTTTTTATCTAAGTGAGACTTCAACAGAAAGAAGTTTAAATTCAAATATTGTTTCAAAGATACCAACAGGACTTAAGAATTTAACACTTGGTGGAACATTTTATGGATCTATCCCACAAAATTTAATTAGTAATCGTTTCACAACACTTACAACTCTAAATCTATCAAGAAGTAGTGGTCCATATTTTCATCCAGATAATGATGATGCAAATTGTACTCTACCAAATGTTCCAAATACCTGTGAAACTTATAATGTTTATGGCAATGATTTCAGAGCATTTGGGACAACAAGCGGAAGTTCTTATAATGTTAAAGATCTTACAAATCTAATTTCACTAGATTTGGGTGGGAATTATTACTTAACTGACGCTGGATTTAGTTTATCATCTTCAAATACAAAAATTCAATATGTAAGTATCTACAATACTGGATTACCTTGCCCAGATTTAAGTGCAAAAACATCTTTAACTACATTTTATGCACATTATTGTAGAAATATTGGAAGTATCTTCACAGGTAGCAACGTCTATAAGTTTAATGGTTGTAGTTCATTAAGTACTTTATATTTTTATAATTCGCCATTGACTGGTGCAATGCCAAAATTCACGAATACAAGTCTTTCTTATGTTGAACTTAGATATACATCACTGACTGGTGGAGATATAAGTGGCGACACTAGTTATGTAATTCCAGAAAAGACATTTGAATTATCACCAAATATTCAATATTTCCTACTTCAGTCAGGTAATTTATTAACGACACCAATTCATCCAAACGCTTTTTCTTATACTCCAAATCTATATTATCTTTGGTATATTTCTTATGGTAGAACAACAGGTAACTTCCCAAGTCTTGCCGCTTGTTCGAACTTAACCTATCTTGTACTTCATTACAATAACTTTAGTGGAAATGTACCTAATTTTGCAGCAAATAGAAATATCTACTACGCAGATTTAAGTTATAATGCTTTTAGTGGAACAATACCTGCATATAAGAACCTTTCTGGATTAACATATCTTTATCTTTATAATAATCAATTCACGACCTTACAGAAGTTTGAAAATCTTCCTTACTTATATTATTTTTATGCTCATAATAATTTAATTTCTGGGCAAATTCCAGATTTCACAGGATGCCCAAGATTATACTATTTGATTCTTTTTAATAATCGATTCACAGATTATGCTCCTGGCGCATTTGCACAAATTTATAACATTAGATATATTGATATTTCTGGAAATAATCTAACTCAGCAAGCGATAAATGCGATTATTTCTGATTTGTTCACTAACTATACTGCTGTCAATCGTCGTGGAGTTACAATTAATTTGCGTGGTAATGCTCTTCCAAGTGGCATATCCTTGGATAGAATTGAATTCTTAAGATCTAGAGGTTGGAGTATCACTTACGAATAATATGGCAATACAGAATCAAGGATTTAGAAAAGATTTAAATCTAGAAGAAAACACAAACGATACCACAACACTTAACAACTTAGGTGGTGCTGGTATTGCTAATGACCTTAGAATCATTCAGAACAATTTAAGAAACATATCTACTGTTTCTTATAATAGTCTTTCAACAGGATTCTTTTATTTTGGTGCGTCAAATCAATTTGTATTCACCAATGATGATGTCGTAGGTGTAAGCAAAACTGTTAATGTCGGTTCTGGAACAACCTTATTCTTTGGTGTAGACTATTTTGTTTGTAATTCTAACGGGCAGAATCAATTTAAACTTTCAACAACTCCATCAACATCATCAGTTGGAATTAACACAATCAATGTAAGTTCTGTATCTGTAACAGACTTTTATTTTATTCGAAAAGATGCTGTTCATCAAGAAAACTTAATTAATTTTATTCAACCAATCGTTCAAGACACTGCAAACTTTTCTTATACTGGTGCAGGTATTGGAATATTTGATACAGTACAGGCGAATAATGATACTGCAAATTATTTGATTGGTAGAAAATATAAAGCAAATGAAAATATAACAACCAGTGTAGATGATTTAAAGTATGAAGGATCAGTGGTTATCAATGATCCAGTCAAGTTAAATACTGATTCAACAGGTCTTGCAAACGCAAAATCTCCTGGAATTTTTATCGGTAACACACGAGCATTCTCAAGTGATAATAATCCTTGGACTCAAGTGGGTACTGCACTAAGCACAATGAGTGATTCTGTTTCCGTTGGAGAACTTTATTTTGCAAATGATATTCGAATCACTGGATTTGGCACAGAATCTGCAACACAAGTTACCGTTACTTCATTCACTCATAAAATTCCAGTTGTTGTTAACGGAGAAACTTATTATTTGCTTCTACGTACATAAAATTCTAAAAGTTCCTGATGGTGTTTGAATTGGCAATCTGCAAGCAGATACGTCAGAAGAACTATAAGTTGTAATTGTATTTGCAATTCCAACTCTAAGAGCATCAAAAACAATATTTCCAGAATGAATTTTAAGACTTGGTGATGCAGAAACTGTTTCTAGTCCATCTAAAGTAGGGCTAAATGGTGGAGAAGTATCTGTTGGTGGGCAGCATAAAGTTCTATCACCACTTGCATTTGTAACGGTGAAGTTTGATCCTGAAATCAAACTACGAATTGTTGGTTTATTGATTGTAATACTATTTGCTGTGAAAGATGAAATAGTAGTGCCAGAATCAAATTGGAATCCTTGAACAGTCCAACCATTTGAAATTCCTGTGGTGCTATTAACTGGAATTACAGTTGATCCAGAAGAGGTGAGTGAAGAAACAATCAAACAGGAAGTATTTGCTGGAAGGCAGAAAGCATCAAGTGCGTTATTAATCAATCCTCTTGATTGATAAAAATAAACAGTTGTACCTGCACCAACTGTCTGTGAAGGAGATATCGTGAATGCAGATGCTGATCCTGTTGTTGTAATTCCAGTGTATGCTTGAACTCCAGAACCAATGATTACCATTCCAGATTTTAAATTAGTTGTATCACCACTACTTAATGTGAACGATCCAGCACTTCCACTTCCAACTGCTCTTTTAACAAATCCCCGATGATCAATGAAAGTGAGTGTCTCTGTTCCTGATGCTGTGGCGCTCGTATCTAAAATAACTGAATTATTGATAACAATTTGAGATACTCGTGCGTTTGTTGGAATTGCATTTCCAAATACATAATTACCAATTTCAATTCCAGATGTATTCGAAATCGTTATAACTTTTGATGAATTAACCGTTGTTCCTGTTGTAGTTGCTTTCGTTATAGCATCAAGAGATGTTTTTGGTTGATAGGTAACATCAACTTTTTTAGAAGTTTGAATTCTTACATAATCATTAGAACTTGCTGTTCCTCCGATTGTACCTCCACCAAAATTAATTGAATTATCTAAGAAGATTGGAAAAGAACCTTTTGAACTATCACTGAAATCATAATTTATATCATAAAGATATTGATATCTTAAAAATTCAGTTGATGAACCTCCTGGTCTTCTTAAAAGAAAACTAATATTTCTCTGAGCACTAATAGCATCCACTGACTGTGGAACATAATATCTGAATCGAATTCTATATCTTTGATAAGCTTCAAGAACATATGTGGTATAATAAACTTGGGTGCTTTGCCCGATTGTTTTAAAGAAAGTAATATTTCCACTTACATTGGAAGAAAGTGCATATGTGCTACCAGAAGGTGGTAGAAGTGTTATAATACCACTATCTCTATCATAGGAATCAACAGTTGTTCCAGCAACAATACCCGAAGCAGAGACACTTTGCCCAATACCGATATGTTTTGTATTTGCAGGGCTTGCTAGTGTAATCGTGTTTGTGTCGATAGTACCAGAACCAGAAAAAACACTGGATAAACCAACTCTTGATGCCTCTGTGTATGTTCCAACACCAGAAACATATCCTTCAGTTTGAAAATCGACAGTTAACAGTGCGCTTCCATTCACATAAAAAGTATGTGCTCCTGTATCTGTTGGAATAAAGTATCCTTCCCATTCTACACCACCATTCACGTCAGATGATTCTGGAGTGATTTTTCCACTATAAGTGAATTGCCCAGCTTCCCAAAAGTTATCAACTTTAAATGGGCTTCCAGAGAAAATATTTGTTGTATTTTCAAAAACTTGAGTTTTATCATAATATTTTGCTGTTAATCCACCACCTCCATTAATTCTAGGTTCTCCTGAGAATGATCTAAATCTATCTAAACGATTTTGATATGTAATTCTTGGGAAAAATGATTGAGTAACTCCATTAGAATCCGTGAATACTTCTGCACTTCCTATAATCTGCCTATATCCATCGTTTGTTAATCCATTAGAAAAAATATTTCTAATGGGATTTAAGTCTTCTGAAATAAACGTTGAATTGGCATCATCAACAAGAGTATCTAAAAGATTATTCAATGAAGCGGTAGGATCTGAGACATCGGATAAGTTTCTATCTCTCCTTATTCCAATTCTTTTGTATGTCTTTAATGCCATTTCCGTTTTTTCTATTATTTATTGATATGAGGACACTTTAAGAACCGTCCACTGGGTCGCACTAGGGGAGGTTTTCTGCTATAATAGTCCTATACGCAATGAGGTCAGTGATTAAACTCCGTCCCCACCAGCAACGTGCTCTGGATGCCTTGCTGCAGCATCGTATTGGTCAGGTGATCATGCCGACTGGTTCTGGCAAGACCAACGTTGCCATCTTTGATGCGATTCGTGAGTTTCAATCTGATACTCCTAAGACTATTGTAGTTGTTGCTCCTCGCATTCTATTGGCAGAACAACTGTCTAGTGAGTTTCTTGAGTTTATCACGACTGCTGCTGTTCTGCACGTCCATAGTGGTGAAACTCATCATCAAAGTACGACCAAACCTTCTGAAATCTACAACTGGTCTCGCCGTGCCTACAAGCATCAACTGATCTTCACTACCTACAACTCTCTGCAGCGCCTGCAGCAAGCAGATCTTCACGTTGATACCATCTACTTCGATGAAGCACATAACAGCGTTCAGCGTCACTTTTTCCCTGCTACGGAGCACTTCGCTTCTACTGCTGACCGCTGCTACTTCTTCACTGCTACTCCTAAGCATTCTGCTACTGTTTCCAAACCTGGCATGAATGACGCTGCCGTTTATGGCAACGTGATTTGCAATGTTCCTGCTCCCGAACTGGTGGACGGTGGTTTCATTGTTCCTCCTAAAGTTGTTGTTCAGCAGTTTGAAATGCTCTCCAAAGGTCAGATCGTTGCTGATGTTGACTGTGAGAATCTGATTCAGACGATTGATGCTCAGGAGGTGGGCAAGGTTCTGATCTGCTCCAAGGCAACCAAGCAGATCGTTTCTTTGGTTTCGCAGACTGATTTCTGTAAGCAACTGGAGGACCGTGGTTTCTCCTGGATGTACATCACGTCTAAGACTGGTGCTGTGATTGACGGTCAGAAGGTCAACCGTGAGGTGTTCTTCGACACTCTCTCTGCTTGGGGCAAGGACATCGACAAGAAGTTTGTAGTGCTGCACCACAGCATTCTGTCTGAGGGTATCAACGTGTCTGGTCTGGAGGCAGTGCTGTTTATGCGGTCGATGGACTACATTGGGATCTCCCAGACCATTGGGCGGGTCATTCGCCTGCATAAGGACGATGCAGAGGGTCTCAGCAGCGGCAGGATCACCCCTGGTGCCCTTCAGGACTACACCAAGTCCTTCGGACTGGTCTGCATTCCTGTCTACTCTTCTGTGGGCATCAGCACCGCTAAGAAGGTCCAAGCGGTGGTGGATACCGTGTTCAACCAAGGGCAACCTGCCATCAGCGTTGTCAAACGCTGATTTTTCTGCTAAACTACCTACACATCAGGAGGAATCCACCCAATGCGCTGCAAAGTTCAACTTTTTGTTGCTGGTAAAGTCTTTGATGAAATTGTTGAAGCACGTGACTATCAAGATGCAAAACAAACTGCACTTGCTCGTAATCCTAAGGCTAAAATTATCAGTGTAACTGCGGTATTTGGATGAACACCCAAAACGAAGGTATTTTTAATCCTAAACCAGGAAGTCCGAATGGTTATGTGACTAAGGATGGAATGTGGGCAGCAGTTCCTTGGGGTAAGAAATTTGTTATCATTCATAACGGAGAACAAGTTCACACTGCCAACAACTATGCAACTGCTAAATCTTATATTTTAAAACAAGTTAAGGCTTCTAAAAAGAAAACTTCAACTGTTGAACAATTTTTCGGTTAAATAGTGTAGCAGTATTACACATTATGGAAGAAACTCCTGAAGTCAAATGGAATCGTGGTCTTGATCTGTTTATTGAGAGTGTTCATAAACCAGATCACGAACTTCGTCAATGTTCTCATAATCAGAAATGCTATCACGAATTGATGGCAGTGCGTGGGCACGTGCTAGACTACCTAAAAAATTTAAGACGATGACTTACTATGCTTGGTTTATCGTATTCGCAGTAGTGGCATACTTCATCGCAACGGATGATAGTGTCGCTGCTGCTTTTTATTATCTTGCAAAGTTAGCAAAATCTAACTTTGAGAAACAAAAGTGGTGGTTATTGAACAATCCACGTAATCCTGTGGTAAAATATCTAATGTGGCGTCGTTCTATGAAACTCGCAAAAGAGTTGATGGACGAATATAAAAATAAATAACCCTATATCTGGTAATTCTTATGCTCTCTACGCAGTATCGGTTGAGACTTGAAGCAATCTGTGAGAAGATTGTACTTCACGAAGAAGTGAGTTTGGAAGATATGATTTGGGCAGAAAAACTTGCGAAAGCAAATCGTTCTGCTGCCACAATACTACGTCAGGCAAGACGTAAAGCAGAAAACCCTAATATGGATGAAATGGATGATTTCCTAAACTCAATGGATATTGGTGGTTTAGGGCACGAAAGATTTGGTAGGAGAGGATTTGATAGTCCTGATGAACTTCTTGACTGGTTTAAACGTGATGAAGACGAAACCGATTGGAGGACTCGGGATTGACCTACGAAGAGTTTGTAAATAAAAGTCCAGAGCATTATATGGATATGGTGCGCTTGATTGATATTAAGACAAAGTATCGTATGGAATTCACTGATCAAGAAAAAGAAATTAACGAACATATTATGGAGTTTCAACATCAAACTAAGTTAAATGAGTTGAGAGATAAATTTGAGAAGTGTTTGGAGAAAGAATAATGAAATCATTTCAAGAATTTTTATCAGAAGAAGAAAAAGCATCAAAAGCGACTGCAAAATATCAGAATGAACCAAAGGGTAATGAAAAGTGCTCTAATTGTAATATGTGGAGACCACCCAATGCTTGCACTGCTGTGAAAGGTAAGATTTCACCTGATGGATGGTGTAAGTGGCATCAGTATGATCGAAAAAATCAATGAAACACGCCGTCATACTTTCACTTTGTTTTCTTCCACTAGCGGTTATATATCTTATAATGAAAGTATCTGTCTGGTTGTCCTCTAGCGTATCAGAAGTCAATTATGTCCGAGAAGATTCCAAACGAGAGCACGGACCCTACGTGGAAAATGCATATGGAGACGTTGATGAAGAGGCAGAGAAGGATTGAGATTGCTGAAGTAATCGATGAAGCAATATGGCGATGGTACTTTGAACACGGCAAAGAAGTTCCCAACTGGAAATATCAAAGAGACCCCCAGTGGTGGGTCGATTATTTGGCAGAACTTGACAACCAAGAGTAAATACCCTATAATACACCCAAATACACCCATTATTATGGACTACAAACCCTATAGTATGGAATGGAGTCGGCGGCGGTATCTTGCCGAAGCAATCCAACAATACTTTGATACTGATGCGTCCCTGAATGTCGTTCTGGACGATATTGTTGGTGTGCTTGAAGAAAATGTAGAGCACCACAAGAGTCGTGCCGAACGCTTTCAAGAAGTTCTGGATGGTCTGAAGTCTCTTCCTTACTGATATGAAACCCAACTTTCGTAAGGTATTGGAGATGGCACTGGAAGAAGGTGTCCGTTATGGATACAATCGTGCCCATAAACACGTAGAGAATCCACACGAAGATGCTGTGGTTGATTGTGTGGTGGATGGTGCGATGAACTCTCTATATGAATGGTTTGACTTTGAGGATAACAATGAATCCACGTAATATTGCTATTGTTTTATTTGGATTTGCTGTGGGTCTGTTGGTGTCTTATAATCTTACACCAGAAAAGACCCCACACCATACATCTACGGTCTCTGGGTCTTCTGGTGACCTTAAATGCACTACATCTTGTGTAATTAAAGAACAATGAATCTAATTCAATTCAAGCATCGTTATGACTTTGGACACGAATATTATGTCCAGATTATAAACATCAGGCGTAGAAGTTTACTTCAAGTTTCTGTAAGTTGGAACGATCAAGCATCTTGGCCCTATCTTCAGATTACTTCTGGTAGCGGAACTGCTCTGGGTATTCTGTTCTGGGGATATAAGTTTGGGTTTGATATTGATTTCATTTCCCGCACTTGGAACTGGGATTATATGAAGGAGGTGGATGAAAAGCAGCTTGATTATGTTGAAATGGATGAGTGCTGATGTTTAGTAAAGCACTGAAAGGAACTGAAAAAATGAAAACCACTCTGAACTGGTGGGAATACTGGATTGGTCACTGTTGGATGACAGGATGGCAGAGTATGCGAATGACATTTCGCATCTGGGCTGACCTTATGACATCCAACTATGATAACTATGCTCTCCCCAGAACAGTAGAAGATCCAGAAGAAGAATGTAGAGATTGGTTCTGGG